CACGAATGTTTTTAATCAATAGTGGTATAATAGTACCAGGATCATATGATGATTTACCATCATACCACAATTTTCTATTGGATAATTGAGTATTATTCAAAGGCTGAATTGTAACCACCAGTTGATGTGTCCACATTTGGGGTTCTTACAGGTGCTGTTGGGTTATCAGCATTAGCAAACAGTGCTGCATTATGTGCTGGTTGAACTGGTTGGACCATACTTAACCCTGATGCTGCATGAGAGACTGGTATTGTTGGGTCTCTGTATATGGGCTCAGGTGGAATAGTTGTAACAGGGGATGCCACAATAGGTTGAGCTACTGGTTGTACCTGTGGTGTATCCATCACACTATCGATTTTATTTCTTATGATTGCCCACTGGCGATCATCTGGCACCCAGTTTGATGGCTGCATTTCTTCCACACCAGCTAACCACATTCTAAATTCGCGTATTGTTATTTCTTGTTCCATGTATATCTCCTATAATTAAATGGAATTGGTCAGTGGGACTATATTTTATGGCCCTACTAAGTCACCGACTGTTTTATTCTTTAAATACTTATTGAAACTATCTGACGGGGATAAATTAATCCATTCGTCACTTGATATTGGGTGGCACAACATTTGGTGCTTATTTAAAGAAGGACTCACGTTCTTGTGCTCAACAAAGTAATTGGTAACAATGATTTTACCAGGAGTTGGATAAGATTTATTTGGTCCATATACCAACGCTGTAAACTCACGTCCAGCTGTTTCTGACAGTTCAACCACATCCAATTGGGTAGTATCACTGTCATATACCAACACATTCCACCCAGCTGGAACATTAAATGTGAATCCATTAATTTGTATTTGCATTGTTGGACATATAATCTCTTCTAACATCACAAGTGGGGCTAAAGTGAAATCTTCCTGATTTAGGTCCAACACCCAAAAATACTCAGTGGGTGTTGGACCATGAATACTTTCAATTATAATTGGCTCATCGTGTTCGTCTAAAATTAACATATTAAATCCTTTTTGTAGTCATAATCAACTATTTGTTTTGTGTGGGGATACTTAGCCTCTTTATAAAAAGAAAGTCTATGTGTTAAATGTTTTTGTCCATACTTTAAATCGCTACAAATATCAGTATAGGTAACGTGAGTTTTATCCTCAAACCTCCGTAAACCTCTACCAATACCTTGTATTACTCTTATAAACGACTTCCCTATATCCACAGATACCAAATTAAAAATCCTATTGATACTTAACCCTGTTCCAACAATGTGTACTGTGGCAATCACAATTAGGTCATCTCTAGTTTTAAATAAATCATATATCGCTTTCCGTTTATTTGGATCTTTTACGTCTTGGCCATTTACAAATATAGCACCTGGAATTTTTTCTGCAATTCGTCTTCCTAGTGATATACTATCCACTAAACATAGCACATTCCCAGTAAGAGCAGCTTTTTCTTGCAATAAATTAGCTATCCACTCAATTCGCGGTTCTTTTCTGTGTATATACGATTTTTCAGAATCATAATCTGGGAAATATCCGCTTTTAAATTGTTTGTATGTTAATTTAGAGGCAGTCCCACAGTCTAACACATATTCACTATATTCTTGTGTAAGGTTCTCTTCCAATTGTAATATATCAATTTGAATAGTAGATAAAATTTTCTTTTGCATCAATTCATGTGCAGTGATTGTACATCTCACAGGACCTAGAGCCAAGTGGACTGCCATTAAGTCACATTTTTCTTTTGGCAAAGTTCCAGTTACCCCAAACCTGTGAGGAATAGTTCCTGCATGGTCTGTTAATATTTTACTTAACGCAGGGCCCTTAGCTCCATGACACTCATCCACAATTACAATTTGAAAAGTACTAACTAACAATGGGTTATTTTTTAATGCTTGCCAGGTAGATACAATATGTTGGTGGTTTAAATTTTTATTTTTTCCACTATATTCTCCAGTATCTAATTCACAATTTATATAATCTGCTTTTGTTTGTTTAATAAGATCCTGTGACGGAACAATTGTTAATGTTCTAAGTCCGAGGTTACCATACACATAACATATCGCTGCAGTGATAAGCGTCTTACCCGCTGAAGTACTTGCTAAAATAATACCATTACCATCGTCCAATACAGAATTGACTGCATCTACCTGATGCTCTCTCAGCTCAATAGGTTCCCCTGTATCCAAATGAATAATGTTACTAAAAATATCTTTATCAATACGTTCTGGATAAAATGCTTTTGTAACACGCAAATCTTCCAACTCGAGAGCATACCCAAAATTCTTCAAATCAATCAATATTTGATCAATTAAAAACAAATAAGTCTTCCCATCTTTACCAAAAAATTTTATTTTACCGTCCCACCGTCCTAGTTTATATAACGGGTTGAAAAAATAATTATCAGTAAGGATGGCAAATTTATCTATAAAATGGTTGAGGTGAGTACCGTGGAGACCCACCACCATGATATTCACTTCATCCACAATTTTTATTTTTGCTACTTTTTTTGACATATCCATGTGTATTATAAAGAGTCCTTGTGTATATCGTTAATTTTGGCTGCTGTGATATCCCGTAACGCAAAACCTCTACGGTTAAACGCATCTAGTACACTTTTGTATTTCTCAGCAAGTTCTTGTACTTCAAGTGATAGTACATGCATATCGACAAAATCATCTTCCCTATCAATATACTTATCCACAACTCGCTCTCCCAATTGTCTACTATAATTTTCAGTATATTTGACAAACAAAGACCCTCTAATCCGTTTGGTTTGCATGTCAATATACTTTATGATAATACCAAGCTCGGCAGCTCGTTCTCCATAATATGCAGCCCATGTCGCCTGTTCTTTAAGTGCCTGCTCCAATGTTTTACCGGATATCGACAATTTTTCCGCAAAATCACTTAAATCATCTTCGTATTGTGTGATTAATTGTGGGAGTTTGCTGAAATTATTACCTAATTTATCAATTATACTCATTGGTGTACACCACTTGTTCCACCATTATGGAGAACTAATCTTTCCAATTGTTCTTTAGTTAATTGTGATGTTTTCATTTCCACACAATCTCCTGTACGTCCATAATCAAACGTGCTATACGTTGTATATCTGGTGTTTTTGGTAGTGTTGTTTGTTTATACAACACATTTTTAATTCGGTTGTCCATATCTTCAGCATATTCCAACAATTCTTCATATGTCCACTTACCGTTGCGAATGTCTAATAATTCAGCAGCATCAGGTCGTTTAACACGATACTCCCCTACTGTTAACACTTCTTCACCAATTCTCATCAAACGAACTAAATGCATTGCATGTTTTGAATCGTATCCAAACTTTTCTTCGAGTTCATTCCTGGCAACATTTCTGTTTTGTTTCCATGTCCAATAGTTTGACCAATAATCCTTAGCAGTATTATACTCACTTTTGTTGAATTTAATAATGAATAAAGGTGTGCCTAAATTGTCACTATTTCCATCGTAGGTGGTATTTAAGTTACCAGTATCCAAATTGAATGTGCCAGCTCCACCATTTGCGTCAGGATATACTCCATACGTATCACCAGAAAATGGAATTAATCGATATCCTGTTTGATAATCATACAAATCAATTTTAAATATTTTTTCGGGTGTAAAATTGTGTACCAATGAGATGAATTTGCATTGTTCTGGTGCTTTTACTGGTTGTGGGTTATTAATCCATTTGTGGTGCCCTTTCACACGTTTGAGTTGAGCATAAGCATACCCCGTTGTCGTAAAGGCAATTTTTGCACTTAAAAACAGATGTGAATTTGCGCGAAAGTGCTCATACGCAGGTGAAGCAAATACAATATCTGATTTATCCACAAACAAACTTTCTAATATGTTTGGGTTACAATCAGCAGCCAATTTGCAAAATTGGCTCAGTTCATATATTGTGGTATCTTCTTCTGTGGTATCTTTGCACTCGTCTACCCGAAAAAATGGTGTACGAATATTAATTGGGTCAGCTACAAAGATGCCCCGATAATCAACATCAGATGTTGGTAAGTTTGTGCCATATGCAATTGAACCTGCATAGTGTTTGACAATTAAATTGTCTTTAATTAGTTCAGATGCTTGTTTAACTTTCGTCATTTTTTCTCCATAAAAAAAGGTATAACATTGAACATATTATACCTCTAATCTCATCAAATATCAACTATTAATAAGTTGAACTATGTTGTGGTAGCTTTCTCTTGTCTTTTTGCTTGTGCCGACAACCCTTCTTCTGAAAAATCTTCTTCAACGTCAACAAAGTCACCCGATAACCGAGTGTCTGAATGTTGTTCACACAATTTCAGAATTTTGTCAGCATGTTGGTCAATATTCTTTGCGTACCATTTGTCATCTTCACCAACAATTTGGTTCCAAGCTCCTTTACTTTCAACAACCCCTAATTCTTTAGCCGCATCTAACAACCCTGAATATGGATTCATACCAGACTCATACGGTACTTCAATGGTTACTACAGAAAATGGAGCTGTAAACCTGGTTTTATATCCTTCACATTTCATTCTAATACCAGCATATGATTGTGGCTTTCCACTTTCATCTTTTAGTTTTAGTTTTGAAAGTAATACAATTTGTGATGCTGCATATTTAACTGCATCACTAACAATCCAAACACCTTCACCATTAGTAACATCTTGGTTTTTATATACTTGTGAAGTACACACCAATGTTACATTTAATTTTTTGATATCTTGAACAAACGTTCTCAACATCGCTTTTAATTGTTTGTTTCGTTGTCCTTGGTCACCCTTGGCATCACCTTTATCATAGTGTCCCAATTCCGTTTCAGTCATTAACATATCCAAACTATCAATGAGAATAAAAACTTCAGGTGCATCTTCTGCTTCACCCATCTGTTTTTTGTACCCTTTTAAGAATGAAGAAACAACGTTAATAACTTGGGGAATAGTGGTAACTTCAACGTATTTGTAGCCATTGGTTACATCAACTCCAATTTTCGTCATAAAATCGTCATCCAATGCATTTTCACTGTCGATTACGAGAATATATGCCCCTGATTGTTGTGCTGATTTAACTAGGTTGGCAGCAAGGAAACTTTTACCTGCTCCAGATGCTCCTGCTAAGTCAGTGACTCTACCTTGTGGTATTCCCCTAAAATAACTACCTGATATGATTCGATTTAAAACATAATTACCAGTAGAATACCAGTACCTTGGTGGTAACGAAGATGTTCCAATCCCAACCATTTTAGATAATTCTTTATCAAACTCTTTTAAGAACCCTAAATCAAGTGGTTTTTTACGGGTGTCCAATATGTCTGTTTTTTGCATGCGAACTCTCCCTGTTCATTTGTGATTTTTTGTGTGGTGATATAAGTAACACCCCAACTGTAATTACAGTTGGGGTTTTACTATTACTCAGATGCTGCTTGTTTTCTGCGAGCTCTAATGGTTGCTAACATATCTTCAACTTCTGGATTTTCGCCAGAGTCAGATGTGGTAGCTGGAGAGTCGTTCCATGGAGCATCAGCGGTGGTTGCAGCTTGAGGAGCTGCAGGTGCTGGTTTTGTTGAAGTAGATGGAGCATTCCAATTAGACTTTTCGTCTTCATATGTTTCGCCATTCATTTCTGCATCCAACATAGCTTGAACTTTATCAACACCAGGGTGTTTAGGTAAAAGTGTAGCAAGATCAACCATACCAGCTTCAGCAACAGCTAATTCAGCATTGGTTAAAGCTCGTACTTTATTGGTAAATTTTGTACCAACAGCATAACTAGCATACTTACCTTGTTCAGTTTTCTTAATAACAAAATCACAACCAATAGTGACGTCAGCTGGATGTCCTTCTAAATCAGGATCCGCCAAGCCTTCTTTGATAATATTAAGAAGTTGATATCCCATTGTTAACACTCTAACTTTGCCTAAGTGAGTTTCCCCAGTTTCAGGATCAGCAGGTAGTGGATCTTCAATAATAATAGCCTGAGCTAATGTTTGGCGTTTTTTCCAATATTTCTTTCCGTTAATTTCATCCTTAACTTTGTAATAAGCCTGAGAAATTTTACAGATTGGACAATCTTCGCCATACATAGACAAACAAGGAATTTTACGCTCTTGCCCATTTATAACCAAGTGATGTTGGACTTTATCAACCATAAAGTGATGAGGATTTTCCTCATTTAAGTCAGGTAAAAATCGAACAACAACTCGTTGACCCACAGCCATAGACCAGAAAGGGTAATAGTTATTAACGTAAGTGGATCCTGTGTTTGCGGTAGCATCAGCTCCAACATTGAGGGTTGCTTTAAGCACGGTTAAAGAAAGTGAACGGGTTTTAAGTGGTGATGTCATTGTGTAGTTCCTTATGTATTTGATTAATTTAATTCTTCCATTTTTTAAATATCGTAAACTTTTTCATTTACGACTTGATTATTTTACTACAAAAGCAAAATAAAAACAACATGAGGACAGATAAATATCTGTTGTATGGGAGCCTCTCTCCCAACCAATTGTAAATTGATATTGTATTTATAAGATATAACTGTTGGGTTACCTATTATTCCCAAAAATATACCACATTGACACCAGTAACAAAATATTGCTTATAATCTGCAGGTGCATTATTATAATTATCTGCATCTACTGTTTTACCACCTCTATCATAGTGACCTTCTACATTTACCATCCAGTGCCCATCGTGCCAATTTATACCTGCATTGATATCTTTAAAATATGCCCCTTGTGGAAATGTTGATGGTAATCGAGATTTATAATTATTATAGTTAAAACGCAAGGCTATGTTGTCAGTCACATCATATTCAACAGTTGTAGATGTACCTATAGCGATTTTATCTAGTTGTGTCCAATTTACCCCAACTCGTTTGAACAGTTGTGTTTCAAAAGACATTGTCCAATCATCATATTTCCATTCAATTCCCTGATGAGTACCCTCGGCAATGATTGTTGATGGGTGTCTACTATCAACCAATATATTATTAGCAGCAAGACCATTAGGGTAATTTAATTCAAATCGCTCCCAACTAAATAGTGTTCGAATACTATACTCTGGAATTTCGTATTGCAAAGTAATTAATGGGTGGCCGAATGACATAGTCATTGGTCCAAGATTCTTACTAGTCCAGGCTTGACCATCTTTAATGGGGTCAGCTACAACAGGTTTATCTAGTATAGTGGTTATTAATAAATTCTTATATTGAATATCTATACCAACCCCATTACCACTGGTGATTGTTTGTCCTAATTGATCCCAATAAATAGACTGCGGCTGAAAAACTCCTTGTCTAGTAAGAGGGTTGACTCTAGTGGAACTATATAAAGACCCATTATGTCTTAATTTTCCTAGTTTTGTGGTGACAACCAAATCATCTATAGGGATGGGCAATATATAATTCAACTGTGCAAATACCATTGCACTACTAAAGGTGGTACCATACTTATACTGGTTAAAGAAAGTAAGATTGTCTGCAAATTTGATTGAGGTAGTAAGCCCTAATTCTGGGGACGATTTAATGTTTGAATATTTCACATTAGAGTTAATCTGCTTCCACCCCACATACCCACTAACATCCACCTGCACTCTATCAAATAATTCAAATTGTTGTGCTTCAACGACTGTACACAACATTCCCCACATTATGATTATTGCTGTCAATAATCGGACTATATACATCCTTTTAAGTCCTCGTCACATATGTGGATAATTTTTCCATTTAATAGTAATTCATAATTAACATATCCAATAGAGCCTGGATGTGATTGTATAGCTATTAACATTTTTTGGTCATTTGTTACTTCTGTTACTGGGACTGCTCTTGCTGTATTAGTTGCTGATAGAATACTTTGGGTGTATCTATATACGGACATATTTAACACCTGAGTTACAAAAATTTTATGTTCTATTGAGTCCAACGGTTTAGTAAACACAGTAATTGCATCACCATTGGACCAACGTGTGTCCTTTAGTGTGAAAATACGCTGCACAGTAATTCTACGCATTCGAATATTGCTTCCAATATTGTAATTCGAAAAAACGATAGTAGCCCCTTCGTCATCTGCATGTGTAGGATATACAACAAGTGATAACAATATAGTGATTACCATAACCAACACTACCCAAATAATTTTCACTTATTTGTCCTTCATTCGAGTTCTATTATACATCTGACTAACAGAATTATCTAATTCATCCACCCGATGTGATAGATTAGTTATAGATTCTTGTGTATGTGTAGCTTCTGTATCTGTTTTGGCTTGATTTAATTTATTAGATTCTTTTAATTCAGTTATATCCTTTTTTATTTGTTCTAGTATTAGATCAGTACTTACTTTCTGAGACATTACTTGTCCGTTTATATTATTCCAAGCTCCCAACACTGCTCCACCAACTGCTATAATAGCAAAGAACCCAGATGCTATTTGAGAAAGGGTAAATGTTAATTTATCCCCAGTTGGTGGAGAATTAACTGAAGTGCTGCGAGAATCTGTCATATTTCTTGTGATGATATCCATCCGTTCTAACAATCTATCTATTTGCTCAGATGATTGCCCATTGTTGGTAGGGGGATGATTGCCAGCCATAATAGTTCCTATGCATTACTTATTGTTTATATTTATCAATCTCTCTCGAATTTATCACATATTGACAGGCACAAAAAAAGTAGCCTAGGCTACTTTTTTTGTTGTTCGTGATATTATCTTACCACTCGTGTAATATTGTACCGTCACATATAAACGACAATGTTGTATTTGAATTTGCAGTAACATCAATAACTGGTGGTGTAGTTGCCCAACTAAACACAGTTGGGTCATAGGTCAGCACATGTCCACCTACACTATCTTGTCTAACCATTATAATGACAATAGCACCTGCAATTAAATTGGTTGGAGCTGATAATATTGCATCTCCAGTAAGAGTCAACATTGCAAATGTTCCTTGAGATAAATCCCATAACACAGTTGGTGCCTCAACTAGAGTTAACACTTGATGGCTAAGAGCCTTTGTTGAAACTGCACCAAATATTACATTTGAAGTAGTGCTAATATTTTGTGGTAATGTTAATGTTGTATTGCCAGCAGTATGTGTAACATTAACTTGATCGGTAGTACCTACAATGTTTTTATATTCCCATACTGATGCAGAAGCATTACTAACAGTTAAGAATTGATTAGTAGCTCCATCAACAGTTAAACCTGTTCCACCGTAAATTGGAGCAACCGCAGTTCCATTCCAAGTACCAGCAGTTATAGTACCAACTGTTGATATAGATGTTTGTCCAGTGTAATCACTTGCAATGTCCAAAGTTGGATTGCCAGCAACACCATCAGCATCCGAAACAGTAATTCTTGCTGTTGTACCCGTAATGTTTCTCGTAACCCAAGTATCAGCTGCAGAACGAACTGTTAATCCAGTAGTTGCAATACCTTCCACAGCAGCTAAGTCATTTGTTAAACCAAATGTCATATTGCCTGCAATTCCATCAGCATTTGTGATATTAAAACCTTCAGTTGGCGCGACCAATGAACGAGTTACCCAAGTATCAGCTGCAGAACGAACTGTTAATCCAGTTGTTGTAATATTTTCAACAGCAGCTAAGTCATTTGTTAAACCAAATGTCACATTACCTGCAACACCGTCTGCATTGGTAATATTAATACCTTCAGTTGGTGCGACCAATGAACGAGTTACCCAAGTATCAGCTGCAGAACGAACTGTTAATCCAGTTGTTGTGATGCCTTCAACAGCAGCTAAGTCATTTGTTAAACCAAATGTCATATTACCAGCAATACCATCAGCATTGGTGATGTTAAAACCAGTTGCTGGTGCAACTAATGAACGAGCAATACCAGTATGATTGGTATCCATGACAACCAAACCACCTGTAGTAGCAGTTAATGTATCCAAGAAAGTATTTTCACTTGTTGTTAAGTGAAGGGTCATATCTGTGCTATGTGCACCAGCAGAAGTAAATCTTGGATCATTATCACCAACAACAATTGGGTCTGCAGGATCCACAGCTGCAACACTCAAACGAGCAGTTCCAGGGTTTGTGGATGTCATTGGGTCATTAACAGTATTCAAGAATAATGTTGATGGGCGCAATAAAATAGTATGCTTGTCAACAACAGCAGCAACAGGAATTGGAGTAAGAGGTAAATCAGGTGTTAAATATCCATTAATGTCTACATATAACGGAGCATTTACTCCTGCACTGGTCCAATCCCAAGCAATGTTTTCAATAAGACCTTCTAATGTAACATTAACAATGCTACCCATTGGAGCACTATAATCAACAATACCATAGGTTCCGTTGTCCACCAAATAATTGTTGGTAACAGATACCTTATTAAAATCAACAAATCTCACAATTGTAAATGCAGGAATATTACTCATTGCCTCTGCTTCAATTACAATACTTCCCATTTTCACGTGTGAACTGGAAGCAATACCCGTAACGGCCAGGTCTTCAGTGGTAAAGAATGTTCCGCCACTTTTAGTAATAGGTTTACCAGTAACAGCATCAAAAACTAATGCACCAGAATTGATGTCACAATTGCTCAAACTACCAACTTGTGTTCCAGTAAACACAGGAGCATTTATACTCATACTAACAATTACAGACCCACCATTTAATTGTGCCGCAAATAAACGAATTTTACGAATCCAACTTGAACCTGACCACACTTTAAACGTGTTAGTCAATGTGTCAAACCAAGTTTGTCCAGCTTGTGGAGTGGATGGTGCAACTTGTGATTCCACAGGTGCTAACGTTGTATGTCCAAACGTTCTTACCCCAGTAAGAATATTGATATCAAAATATAACCAATAATTAATACCACTGACGAACGGCCCTGCCCACGCATTAGTAACGGTCATGCGTTCTGTCAATAGATAATTACTATCACCATCAGCAAAGGTAGCAATTAAAGTATCTGCTGGTGGGATGGATAAGCTGACTTTGCCACCTGAAAGACTTAAAAAATTTGTAGGTACTCGAATAAGCCCTTGTCTAAAATGTGTTTTCATTAATTTTCTCCATTATTGAAATGATGCAAGTATTTATCGTCAGTGGGTAAGTATTTAAGATATTTTAAAATTTTATTACGCATAATGTGCCCAAGTTGATGTTGGTTGATAAATTGAACCTAAACTTGTGGTGGTAATCGATATATCTATGCAATTAATTTCTGTTGGAGTGTCAACTTTCAAAACTCCCATCATAACAACATCTCCAACATCTATTCCAATATGAGTCATAGAGGCTCCTCTATTAACTACTCCCACATTACTATCTTGTGCAAAGTCTATTTGACACAATGTTCCTTTATTTTCAACAATAACAAATACAGATATCGCATTTGTTGGTGCAGCAATGTTCGGAACTACTGTACGAACCGCTTTGGTTGTATAATACAATGATGATGCAGTACACTGTATAGCAGATACATGGCGGTCAAATACATATATATCAGAAGATACATCTGTAAGCAATGTTGTTGGAACAAGAGTTTTTGTATATAATGATATTGGATATGGACATACGGATTGTGCTCCTTTTGAAGATCCAATAGCCACACTATTATTACCTCTTGCAG